ATTCTCTTACCACATTAGGACAAAAAGATCCTGTCTCTGAGCACAACTCACAGTTATGGAACTCTGGTTCAGATGCGAACAAAGAAATAGCACGTAAGCAAAAGCGTAGACTATCATATTACAGTAACATCTATGTTGTAAGTGATCCTGCAAATCCTGAGAATGAAGGCAAAGTATTCTTATACAAATATGGTAAGAAAATCTTTGACAAGATTATGGAAGCGATGAAGCCTGAGTTTGCAGATGAAACTCCAATCAATCCATTTGATTTCTGGCAAGGTGCTAACTTCAAACTTAAGATTCGTAAGGTTGAAGGTTATCAAAACTACGATAAGTCTGAGTTTGATAGTGCATCTGCTCTCTTTGATGATGATGACAAACTAGAGAAGATCTACAATTCATTGCATGATCTATCTGAGTTTACAACACCTGATAAGTTCAAGTCTTATGATGACTTGAAGAAGCGTTTGGTATATGTTCTTGGTATGAATCAACCTGCTAAGAGAATAGATCCAGAAGTTGCAGAAGAAGATGCAACATGGGAAAGGGAACGTCGTGGAGACTATAGTGAGTCTACTACACCAACTCCAGAACCAGTATTAGCATCTACTGCATCAGCAGAAGAAGATGAAGATGATGAATCTCTAAGTTATTTTTCTAAGTTAGTTAATTCTTAATTAACTGATGGGAATACAAAAGATCTCTATGTAGAAAGAGTGCCCATTTTTTGTCTAAAAGGTGATTGGTTTAGCCCCCTCATTTTGAGGGGGTTTTTTTATACTCCAGACTCTCTTGGATTGTATGATGATATGAGTGACCTATTAATGAATGAGGATGATTTATCATATTTCATTAGATGCCTAAAATCTGTTATGAATGCTGCTAACAATGAAGGTCTAATTACTCTTATTTTTCTTTTGTCTTCATTTAATCTTTGTTCATAGGTGTAGTTGGAGACAGATTGTGCAGGGTTAATTGTTTCTGATGTGTTATCATCTTTTGTATATGTGAATGAAAAGTTTTCATCTACAATTAATTTTCCTTTTAATAAAATTCTACCGTGTTTATCTTTAGTTTCTTGTGTTTCAAAATGATGTGTTGCCATCATATTTGCATCAGATCCATACTTATCTAAACAATAAGTATACAAATCATTATTACTTAGAGGCCATTGATTCCTGATACTTGTAATGTTATTAGTTACAAGTATTACCCAATCTAATTCTGGGTCATCGTATATTCTTTGAGCAAGAATATCAGGTCTTTCATTATCTTGTATCTGATAGAAATCAAAAGCAGTTATTGATTGATCTATATCAGTTCTTAACTTTGCTCTTTTAAATAAATTTTTAACCTCAATTCTTTCATCACCTCTATTTTGTTTTGGTAGAAGTGAAACGTATGAAATGTTTGGTAGTTCTCTAAAATAAGTCATTAGTATCCAACCTCGTCTGCATCAATTGCCCATCTGTATCCTAAACCAGAATCAGATTCTCTTTCAATTTTTTGTCCATTTTCTGCACTATTACCACCTTGATATGTATAATCAATATCGTAAATTGGTTCTAGTTCTTGGAAGTTTAGTGTTAACATCACTGATACAGGTTGACCCTCATCATAAGATGTAAAAGTTCCTTCTGGAGTATAGTTAACTGATGTTCCTGTGAGTGCACATGTCTTCATTCTATTTAAACCTTTGACTGCTTCACTTCCATTTGTTCGATATTGTAATCTAAAAACATTTGGTGTTGCTAAGAAGTATGATCTAGTTCCTTTGAGTCCACCAGTTTTTGCATTTTGTTTCCTTGCTGCCATACCTTGCTTAAAGAACCGAAGTATTTTATTTACAATTGTCGCTTCTCTTTTACTTCTTGGACTCATCTTGTAAACAAATCCAAACTGCCTAAGTGTCGGACCTGAGAATAATAATTCTAAATTACTATTTGGAACTACACCTTCTTTTCTTGCTAAGATTGCTTCTGCTGATGACTCAACTCCTAGTGTTCCTAAAATTCTTGATTGTAATTCTGGTGCAACTATTGATTTATTGAAATTTCCTGTCATGAATGCTTTTGAAAAAAGAGAAGTTGCAATATCTGCACCAATTGCTGACGCTGCTCCTTCAAGACCTCCAACAGCACCACCTAAAGCACCTACGATTGCTTCTCTTTTAAAATCAGTACCAATTTCTCTCAAGGCAGCGGCTTCAAGTGCATTCATAGTATCTGCACCCCAAGCAACATTATTTGAATCTTGAATAGAATTTGGCATTGGCATTCTAACCAGTCCGAGAAATTCATCAAGAGCACTTGATCTCGCAATACCATTAACCAATAAACTAAGAGAATCTTGTTGTCCACCCCATATGTCACCTGCTCTTGGTGATTTATATCTATACTGAGATATCACTAAGTGATCTTGTGAAGTTCCATTTGCAGACCTATCGTAAAGAGCATCTATTGGATATTGTGCTGCCTTTGTATCTCCAAAAAAGTAATCATTCTTTGTGGTAAGAAACTCTTGATTTATTCTTGCATCCACAGCATCTGGTGGATTTTCGACTTCACTTGAAGTAAGAAAGGAAGGAATCGTACCACCTTGTCTCTTAATTGAATTTAATATTGATGCATTATTTTTAATTGCTCTTTCTATAACTTCAGCATCCCAAGTGAAAGTTCTTTCGTTATCTATATTTAATGTGGCAGTGTAAACGGTGCCATTATTATTACTATAAATTAAAGTTCCTCCTTGTCCCACTGGATCTTTTTTTCTTGCTCTGTTTATGTTATTTTTTTCAACATAAAATCCATCGGCATCTATTCCAAATTGATAAACTTCTATGAGTCCATCTTCTCTATAATAAACATGAATATCTTGACTAGAAAAAACATCAGGAATGTCTACACTGATTGTCTTTAAATATTTTAATTTTAATTGTGTTTCTTCTGACATTTATTTTTAATTAACAGAATCCCATACTGCATTAATATCATATTTATCACCATTACTATCAATAAAATCTTCAGTTACTAATTTAGCAATGTCTCCATATTCTCCTTGTGGAATTCGATATACACTACCGATGTTACCGTAAAAGTAAGAGTGCAAAGTTTTATAAAAACTTTTAGGAACTTGTATTGCTGATTTATTTAGCATGCTTCTAGCAAAACCACCACGAATTGCTGGATTTAGATAATGAACATTGCACCCTAGAATTTTATCATTCTTCATTTCAAGTATCAAAGCAAGAGGTCTTCGATCATAGTATTCATATCTTTCTGGGAATTTTGCAGTGTATCCAAAAAATAAAAAATCCCCAACTCTTATTTCATCTACATCAATTTCAGTATTAGCTAAACTTAATTCTGCTTTCAATTCTTCAGCATACCAGTCACTATCTGCATCAGCTGTGCGAATTCCTTTTTCTAAAATAGCATCACCAATTGTTTGCTGTGGTTGCAACAATTGTTCCATCTCTCTTTGTTCTCTTGCTTCTACTACTTGTTTCTTTTTCTCTTCTCTTCGTTCCTCCAAAGTTTCAGAAGCAATTTTCCTTTGTTCAACTCTTCTAGTTTTTGCTCTGTATTTTGAATTATTACTTATTGCTTTTATTAAATCCGATTTTCTTTTATTTCCTAAGTTTCCAATATTCATTTTATAGAATAAAGTAATCCCTCTCAACTCAACGACACTATAAGTTTCCAATGGTCTGGTGGTTCCATCAAGACGACTATAAATTTGTGCTTCTCTCTCTGCTTTGCTCATTTGATTCCTAAATCATCCTCTGTCATAATTTTAAATTCATAACCACGATCAGCACAAAATTCTTTTGCTGCTTTCCACTTTGCTTGGTTGACTACCCAAGTCTGAACTGAGTATGCCCATGCTTTAGTTCTCCTTTTTGGGTTTTGAGGTGGTTTTTCTACCTGTTTCTTTGGTTTGACTTCAACCACCATCACTCTTTTCTTTTTGTTTCGGTCATAGTATTTAAGAAAAAAGTCAGGAAAGTATCTATGAACTCGGTTATCTTTTGGAGACACATAGGGTATCCAAAATTCTTCGGACTGCCACTCACTTACATTCTCTGTAAGGTCACAGTAGTTCATAAACTTTCTTTCCCAAAGTGATCTGTAAATTATATTGGTGGGGTCACCTTTATACTTTTTAGGATGCCTGGGCCTAAACTTTCCATTATATGACATACATAGTAATGTATAACTATAAAAATATTTAGATGGCAGACATAAGCAACTCTGTACTACCATTATATAAAAAGATAAATGATGCTCAGAGTGATCTGTTTCCTTTATCTCTGACTGCTGAATTTAAAGTATCTCTTAATCTTGGTTATAATAGTGATCCTACTACTCCTGACAGTTTACCTGCATGGTTGACTAAGTGTGGAATAGCAAATAGTCCATTCGATTTAGCGAGATATGATTTTTTTGCATCTGAAGTAACACTTCCTGGTGCATCTTTTGATATGGCAGAAAGTTCAGGTGACAGACAAGGAACTCTAGAAAGATTTGCTCAGAGAAGATTATATGCACCGTTGACAGTTACATTTTATGTGGATTCAGATTATAATATTCTTAGATTATTTGAGGAGTGGATGAATTTCATCAATCCAATTCATAATTCTGATGGAAAATATCAAGGATCATTTCAAGGACCAAGTGGATATGAACAGAGAAATAATTACTACAAATTTAGATATCCAGATGATTATAAAAGATCTATAATAGTAACTAAATTTGAAAAAGACTTTTATCAAGGTCTCAATATGAATGAAACTCGTATTGGTGGGTTTGCTAAAAGTCGAAGTGGTGATGAATTAATTCCTGGATCCCTTTTGATGTATCAATTTATTGATGCTTTCCCAAGTAATATTGTTGCGATACCATTATCTTATGAAGGAACGCAAGTAACAAAGGTTCAAATAGAATTCCAATACCTTAGATATAATACGATTACAAATAACGATAAAAGTGATTTATATTCTGAAAATGTATTTGGACAAGACATTGTAAAAAATTATGATAACTCTATATTAGGTCAACTCAATGCAAGTGCAGCAAAATCATCAACCATTGTTGGATTTGTAAATGGTGAACCATATAGTGGACCTTATCATGTACATGAAAAAGAGGATGGTACAATAATTAAAATGACAGGTGTTGTTCATTCAGATGTTGCACATAATATCATTTATGAAACAGCAGAGGAGAGTTTATCTGGTGCTGTTAATACAACTACTGTTGTATCTAATGATAATAATGATAATAATGATAATAATAATCAATCTAATCAACAACAGCAGCAACAACAGGCAGACACAACACCTCCAGCAGCAGCAAGCAACTTATCTATTACAACTGTAGCAAGTGATAATACACCGACGATTACAGGTCAGGCAGAGTCTAATAGCACAGTCAAAGTATTCAATGGATCTGATCAGATTGGCACTGCAGGTGTAGGTTCAGATGGATCATTCTCAGTTACAATCTCTAATGCATTAGCAAATGGAACATATACTTTTAGTGTCACTGTAACAGACGCTGCAGGTAATGTATCTAATACTTCTAACATATCACACACAATAAACGTTCCTAGTGATGATGATGGTGGTGGTAATGGATACTCATCACCAGGTTACTAAAACCCTGCTATATACAATACTGAATAAAATATCATGCCTTTACCAAAGATTACGACCCCGACATATGAGTTGGAACTTCCATCTACTGGGAAGAAAATTAAATATAGACCATTCTTAGTTAAAGAAGAAAAAGTTCTAATACTTGCATTAGAAAGTGAAAATATAAAACAGATAACATCATCAATTAAATCCATATTGAAAGAGTGTATTCAAACAAGAGGAGTAAAGATTGATACTCTTCCTATTTTTGATATTGAATATCTGTTTCTGAATGTAAGAGGAAAGTCTGTTAGTGAAGCACTAGAATTAGTTGTTACATGTCCTGATGATAATAAAACAACCGTTCCAGTTAAGGTTTACATTGATGAGATAGGAGTTGTAAAAGACCCCGATCATAAAAATGATATAATTTTAGATGATACGTTGACATTGAGATTAAAATATCCATCTCTTGATGAATTTATAAAAAACAATTTTGATTTTTCCTCCAGAGATGAAGGTGCATTAGAACAATCTTTTGAAATTATTGCTTCATGTATTGATCAGGTTTATAATGAAGATGAGTCTTGGGCAGCGTCTGATTGCACAAAGAAAGAACTTTTGGAATGGGTTGAGACATTAAACACTAATCAGTTTAAACTTATTGAATCATTTTTTACATCTATGCCTAAATTATCTCATACTATTAAAGTCAAGAATCCAAAAACAAAAGTGGAAAGTGAAGTTAAGTTGGAGGGTTTATCATCTTTTTTCGCTTGAGTATGTCTCATATTGATCTTGAGTCATACTTTAAACTAAACTTTGCTTTGATGCAACACCATAAATATAGTTTGACTGAAATTGAAAATATGATGCCTTGGGAAAGAGACATCTACCTTGGATTATTAAATCAATATATTGAGGAAGAAAATTTAAAGGCACAACAGAGACAAGCAAATAATGGCATCTAAACTTCTTACTAAACTTATTCAACCTAGCAAGATCGTTAAAGCGACAACAGGAGTTTATGGTGGAGCAAAATCATTTGGAGCAAAAACAGTTGGATCATCAGCAAATAAAATAGTTAGTTATTCTGGACAAAGAACCAATACGTTAGTTAAAAATATTACAAGTAGTGATAATCTTTTTTCACAATTACAAGAAAAAAATCCTGAAGTATCAAATAAAAGAGGAACAAGAACTCTGTTCAATATGTTAGGAACATTCGGAACAGAAAGAAATGAAAAAATAATTAGAATGAATTTACAACTATTGAGAAATACTTTAGTTGAAACATTTGAGATTGCTAAACTTTTACGTATGAATGCTTCAGGAAGTGTTTCTGGACCTGGTGGAGGTTCATTGATGGCAGGTGTTGGTCTTGCAGCTGCTGCTACAGGTGTTGTAGGTTTAGGTGCATTATTAGGTAAAAAAATTAGTGATTTTATTACAGGGTCAGGAGATGGAGGAGATGGTGATAATAAACAAGATAGTAAAGAAGATGATGGTGGAGGAGACGCAGAACTTTTTATAAATGAAGAAGAAAAAATTGTAAATAAAGAACTGGAAGGCACAGAAGATGTATATGATGAGGATAAACTTGATTCTGATTTAAAAGAATCATCAAAGGGAATTAATAGTCTTATTAGTGATGGATATACTTTTCTCACAGACTCTATAAACAAATTAATAAAAGGAGAAGACATTAATGTAGAGGAAGAAACTGAAGACAGTGGTGATGGTAGTGATATAAAAATAGAGGAAGATAATGTAAAGAGTGAATCAGATCAATTATCAACTTTAGTTAACGGAGTTCAAAATTCATTTAGAGATGTATTAAAAAATGAGGTTGCTGAAGGTGAATCTAATAATGATTACGGTGCGATGTATTCTAGAGATCGGGAAGGATTCTCTCGTGGGGATGAGGATATAACAAAGATGACAATCAATGAGGTTGATGCATTACAAACAGACTATTTAAATTATCAAACATCAATAGGACGTGAAGACGGTGATAGAAGTGCTGCTATGGGTGCATATCAGATGTTAAATCCAAAGAAAGTTGCAGAATTGATGGGTCTTGATCCAGAAACAACTATCTTCAATAAAGAAACACAGGACATGATGTCAGAGTATTATTTAAAATATGCTGGTTTAGAAGATTTTGAAGCGGGAAAAATAAGTGCAGAGGAGTTTAATAATAGATTGGCAGAGCAGTTTGCATCCATTGAAACCACTGATGGTAAGGGTGTATATGATGATGATGGAATGAATAAAGCGAAAGATAATCTGATGCACATACTTAAACCAGCAGAATCAAAATTTAAGGGTTTAGAAGACGGTGCATTTGTTCCAGGAGATAAACCAGGTGAAATATTTGTAGTTAATCAAGGTCAAAATATTACTTCTATTCCTGGTGGTAGTGGTAAGAAGGTTGCTATGGTGAATCAAAATACAGGTAAACCACGAAATGCTGGACCAACACAAGAGTTTATTGGATCTAGTAATCCAGATGACTCAAACATAGCAACAAAAAGTATTCTTGGAGTGGTAGGATAAGAACATGGTAACACCAGCACCAGTTAGAATAGCAAGAAAAAGCACAATGAGTTCACCTTTGGTGAAAGCAGCAAATAAGATAGTGACCTCTCCTACCTTTGCAAAAGCAAGATCATTGGATTTTGATAAGAAAAATGAATATGAAAAGTTTATCAAATTTATTGAAACTAGTAATCAAGAGTTACTAAAAATACAACTACCAAACAAAGAAGATGTAATGAAGTCAGTTGAAGGTGGACGTAGAGGAGGCGGAGGATTACTTAATAATTTCTTAGGTGGTGTATTGGGAGCAAACCTACTTAATGCACTCAGAAGATTTAGACCTCTCAGGTCATTACGCAGATTTTTATTACCAAGAAGATTTAGAGCACGTTTGAGAAAATTAAGAATGGATATTTTAAGACCATTTAGAAAATTTAAAAAATTTATTATGAGTATTCCTGGAAAGATAAAAGCGAAACTCGCAGGTCTTACGGATAGTGTAGTACAATTTCTTAAAAAAAATATAGATGATGCAGTAACAGCATTAAAGAATTTACCAAAAGCAAAATGGATTAAAAATTTATTGACAAAAGGAAAAAACTTTATAGATGATGGTGTTAAAATAGGTAAAGAGTTTCTTACAAATAGTAAAATTATTAAGAGTTCACAGAAAATAGCACAAAAAGCAAGTCCAAAGTTGGCATCTATGGGACTAGGTGAACTTACAATTATCGGTGGTATAGTAGCAGATGTAAGTGCTGGATTCTATAGACTCTCAAAAGGAGACAAGACAGGTGCTGCACTATCTTTCCTTAGTGCGATTCCTCTTATTGGTTTACCTGTTGCAGCAGTTGATATTGCAAGAGACTTTAATGCTTTTGATGATGATAGCACGTTCTTAGGTAAATTAGATTTTCTTGATTTACTGAAAACAAATAAAGATAATCCAAATTATATTGATAAGAGAACCGATGAACAAAAACAAATAGATGAAGACCTTGATGCATATCTAAGGGAAGAATATGAAAAAGATATAAAACAACAGTTGAAAGATATAGAAGGTAGAAAAGGAAAAAGTTTCAAAGGCACAAGAACCAGATTAGAGGGAGAGTTAGCATTATTAGATGAACTAACTAGCACACAATTGAGATCCAAAACAAAATACCTAGTAAAAGATGATCTTAAATTATTCCGTAAGGATGCATCTTCTCATGAGGAAATAAAAAAATTCCTTGACAATCAGGAAAAACCAGAGGTGATTACTGATAGTTCATCCCCTATTACTACTATTATTAATAGTCCACAAGCATTTTTACTTCCATTTGATAGTGATTCTGAGTCCATCTTCAATGAACAAGCAGTTCCTAGTGTAAATATATCTACTAATGTGGTTGATTTTAACTACGGTTTATTCACTAATTCTATGCATGATGAACTTTTATTTTTAAAATTAGATAAGTAACATGGCAGCAGACGCAGTAACTACACTCGTATATCGACAAGCATCTATCACAAGTTTAGATGGAAGATCTTTTGACTTAACTGGAAAGATAACAGAGTTTAATTATTATGAAGATATATTAAAGCAATCAGTGACAGCAGATATGGAAATTGTTTCGAGTTTTAGTTATGTTAATCAACTTCCAATACGTGGTGGAGAAAAAGTAATTATCTCATTGGAAACTGCTTTTGGTGTAGTTCAATTTGGAACAAAAGAAAGTCCTGATAATGCCTTATATGTTTATAAAGTGAGTGATCATAACACTGAGAGAATGATAGAGGAGTGTAAGATACACTTAACAACTTTAGAGCGTTTTTCAAATGAAAGCACAAGATGTCAGAAAAAATATAAATTTCAAGGGATTAGTCAACATGTTGAGGACATATTAGAAAATACATTACAAACTAAAAAAGATATTAAAGTAGAACCAACTGCTAATTCATATACTTTTATTGGTAATAGCAAAAAACCATTTTACACTTTAACGTGGTTAGGATCTAAAGCAATATCACGAGTTGCAGAAAAGAGTGGAGTTTCAGGTGAAGGTAAGAACGCAGAGAATAAAGGAACTGCTGGATTCTTATTCTATGAAAATTATGATGGATATCATTTCCGAAGTATTGATAGTTTAGTCGCAAACACTCAAGTTCAGGATGGTAAATCTGATATTGAACCCAAATTTAAATATTTTTATACTGGTAAAATTATAGAAAATGCAAATTTAAAAAACAATATTACTATAATGCGTTACAACTCAATTAAAAATATTGATCTCAGGAGTGCTTTAAAAATTGGTATGTATTGTAATCAATTTTATTATTACGATATTCGATCAAATGAACTTTCTCTTTACAATTATAAGTTGAAGGATGAAATAAAAAATGCAACTAAACTAGGAAGTGAAGAATCAATAACAGTTGATAGTGAATTTGCTGGAACACCAACTAGAAGTATGTTTAGAACTTCTGATCATGGAGTTTTAAATCCAAGTGGTTCATTAACTGAATCACAATCAGATAGTGGTGGTGATGCAATACTTGCAAAATCTGTATCAAGAATTAACTTATTGTTCACTCAAGGACTAAATATTCTTATACCACTAAATGTAAAATTAAAAGTTGGAGACTTAATTTATTGTGAGTTTCCTAAAATAGAGGGAGGTAAATCAACTGATATTGATGAACAAATGAGTGGTAATTATGTTATTAGGGAGGTGCATCATCAGTTTTTACCTAATAAAAATAAATCATCTCTCTTACTTATGAGAGATTCCTATGGATTATTTGCACCAGAACTTTTAGATCAAACATTATAGGAGACAATTATGAAAACTATCGAAGAGCATATTCAAAGAGACAAAGAGATCCTTGCTGATCCTACAACAAATGCTGCTGCTCGTAGGCATTACAAAGAAGAACTTCATGAACTTGAAGTTTATGAAGAGCATCATCATGACGAGATAGTGGCAGGAGATCATCATGATCCTAATGCTCTTGAACTATTTTGTGAGATGCACCCTGATGAACCAGAGTGTCTAGTATATGACGACTAATGTTAACTGAACAACTACTAAAATCAAATTTCTCTGGTAAGGATGGTTTCTCTTGGTGGATAGGTAGAGTTGCTCATCCTGATTATTGGAAAATGGAGAACCTTGCTTCTGCTGCTGCAGGATCTGCATCTCATAGAGTCAAAGTTAGAATCATAGGTTATCATCCTTGGGATGATACATTACCTGAAAATGATCTTCCTTGGGCAAATGTGATGATGGATCCTGTGACTGGTAGTGGACAGGGATCAATGGGAGATACTTTGAATTTAGTAGGTGGTGAAACTGCAATAGGATTTTTTAGTGATGGTGAGGAAGCACAGCAACCTGTAATCATAGGGTTACTTCACAGATCAGCAGAAGCTACAAATTCAATAACAGAAAGTGAAATAGAATCGAGTGGTAGTAATCAATTTAAACCATTCACAGGATATACTAAAAGAAAACCTGCAGCTACTAAGAAAACAGCAGAGATAATTGAAGATCCTGTAATTGTAGAGAATAGTCCAAAACAAGTTGAATCTGGTAAAGTAAAAAAAAGTAATCTAAGAGAAAGTAGCAATGTATTATATGATGTAGAGGGAAATATAATAGGTAGTGCAGCACACCAGGCTTTTGTAAGAGACAATACTAAGGAACAAGATAAACCATCTACATGTGAAGATAACGTAATTGGAGATATATCACAAGCACTAACTGACTTTGTGGCATTTGCATCTGTTCTTGAATCATTTCAAGGTAATTTTATAGATCCTCTTACAAATGCGATTGTAAATATGGAGCAGCAAATTAGAAGCACTGCTCGTGCCATACAAAGGATTATAAAGAAAGCACTGAATAATATTCGCACTGGATTAATAAAAAGAGTGATGTCACTGTTCAAAGTTTTTGCAGCGATTAGTAAAAGATTAAACCCACTCAATTTCTTTTTAGGTCCAGCAGCACAGAAAGCATTTAAAAAAATTATCAAAATATTATTTTGTTTGTTTGATAATATCTTTGGTGATATCTTTGGATTCATAGAAAATTTGATTAAAGGTTTATTGGGGAGAGTAATTAATGTTGGCATATGTGCTGTTGAACAATTTACATCAGGTATAGTTGGTAAGTTGATGGATCTGATTAAGAAAGTAACTGGTCCAATACTCGCTGGAATCAATTGGTTGACAGGCGGACTTGCAAACATTACTAATGTTTTATCAAAAGTTAGTAGTTATGCAAGGCAAATCATAGCATTTTTAGATTGTACTGGTGTCAAATGTAATAAACCAAGTAAATGGGTGTCAAATTTTGGTGGATCAGTTCAAGTTAAAGCGGATAATTGGAATAAGATATTGTCAAATACAGATTTCTTAAGCGGACTTCAAGAGGACTTAGCAGAAGTAGAGAAGAAATTAGGAAAACAAAAACTAGCAAGATGGATTGCTGGTGAAGATTTAGAAACAGCAGAGAAAACAATTATAAATGGATCTAATGTATTAGATTTACTAAAAACAATTGATAAAATAACTGATGGTAAGACAGCAGAGTTGTTTGAAGAAGGTGGATTTGGATCAATTGAAGCAGCAATTGCATCATTCTCTTTGTTTGGTAATGGTTCGGATATATTCAGTGGTTGTAACAATAATACATACAATCCACAAACTCAAGATGATTTAAGTTCACTACCAGTTGGTGTTAAACATCCACAATGTATACCACCAGCAGCAGAAATTAGAGGTGTGGGGACAGGTGCAGTTGTTAAACCGATAGTTGGTAATGATAGAAAAATCTTTTCAGTTGAAATTTTGGATGGTGGAAGTGGTTATGATAGTTCAACAAAAATTACTATTTTTGATAGAAGTGGACATGGTGAAGGTGCAAGAGGGGAAGTTATAGTTGAAGATGGATCAGTGAAAAATATTGTTATTACAAAGCAAGGATCTGGATACTGTGGTGGTGACAATAATATAGATTTAAATGTTGGAGTTGGAACAGATATATCTGGAATTATAACAAGTATCTATGTCTCTACACCAGGAATAGGATACACAAGTGGTGATACATTTACAGTTGTTGGTTCTGGAGTCACTGGGTCCTTGACAACCACTCCAAATGGTTCTATAATAGGAGCACAACTTCCCACTAATAATTTAGAATATGATCGTAGACCACTTATTGTCTTAAACACAACTAGTGGTTTTAGTGCAGAATTGATACCAATAATGAAGTATAATGCTCAA